AAGAACAGCCTTGCAACAGGAGCAGTTTAGACGCTATAAAGAGGATAGAGATTTCAGACAGTCACGACAAGCTTACAAGTCATAACCGATTGGTTAGATACTTTATCTGATAAAGAAAAAGAAACATATCTAGCTTTTTGCAAACAAACCAGTTCACCAATACAGATGTATCTTTATGCCCGTTTTTTAGGGTATGGAGGTTCTATAACTGATTGTGATATTTGGTCAAAGAAAGAATTTAAAAAAAGAAACTTTAGCACGATACTTGAAGTAGAAATAGATTCTATGCAGATAGATATATCAAAACTTAGAGAAGCTATAGATCTTGGTGTAGTAAAACAGGACATGGGAGCAGCTCGTATATCTATGCTTCAAAAAGAATTGAGAGCTCATATTAAACAACTTGCAGATGAGAAACATCTTACAGATAAACAAGGCTTAATACTTGCTGGTGCTGATCGTGCTTTAAGAGAAATACTATTAATCTTTAGAGATGATCCTATAGAAGGACCACTACAGGAAGCATCAATGGGTGTATGGACAAAGATTCTCCAAGAAGAATCATAAGTCTTAACGAGGTAGTCTTAATACATGGCTGGAACAAGTATCTATTCTGTTCATCGTAGAACTGCAAGGGCAGCTGCTAAACAACAGGTTGTAAAGAAAACATCATCAGTTGATGTTGAAAAAGCTCGAACAGATTTTGCATATTTCTGTGATGTTGTAGGGGACAAACCTCCTGCAGAACATATGCAGTTATGGCACGAGCATCTTTATACACATCAAGATAGTGAGTGTTTAATTAATATTGCTGGACCAAATGTAGATATACTTGCACCAAGAGGATCTGCCAAGTCTACAGTCTTAGGTTTATTCACAGCCTGGGCTATTGGTGTACATGCTCTTAATAAAAAACCATTAAAGATTTTATATATCTCATATACTGTTGATGTTGCTAGACCAAAGAGTGCAGCAATAAAAAGAATTATTGAAGATAGTAAAATCTATCGAGAAATATTTCCTATGGTAAAAATTGCCAAAGGTATTAATTCTAATGAGTATTGGAGTATTGATTGGAAGTTCGCAGGTATAAGATCAACTGGTGAAGAAGAATTTAGCTTATGTTGTGCAGGATTAAAAGGTGCTGTTACATCAAAGCGTTCTCATTTATGTATCATTGATGATGCTATAAAATCAGCTGATGATATCAAGAACAGAGATATTCGTGTAGCTATGGAAGATAACTGGAACTCAGTTATTGTTCCAACTATGTTTGAAGGTGGTAGAGCTATATGTCTTGGTACAAGATTTAGACATGATGATATACACCAGACTACTTTCACACCTGATAATGATTGGATACAGATAATACAGTCAGCAGTTACTGTTGATGAGAATGGAGATGAAAAATCTTATTGGCCAGAGATGTGGTCACTTGATTATCTAAATGATCGTAGAAGACAATCACCTATAAGTTTTAGCTTCCAGTATCAGAATCAGATTATTAGAACCAGTGATATGTCTGTCTCACCAGATTTGATTATCAAAGGTCAGATCCCAACACAGTTTGATTGTTTAGGTGTTGGTGTTGATTTATCTGCAGGTGTTAGAGAAAGAAATGACTATACAGTATTTGTTATGGGTGGAAGACTTGGAGACAAAATATATATCATTGACTGTAAACGATTAAGAATAATGGGTAATGTAGAAAAACTAGAGGCAATAATGGAGATGATGTTTGAATGGGGAATAGTTCATAAAGACAATGATAAATACTTTCCTACTGGTAGTACTGTTGATGTATGGTCGGAAGCTGTAGCATATCAGGCATCATTAGAGGCAGACTTCAAACGTATATGTTTGGAAGAACAGGGACTTTATAATTTACTCTGGCATCCAGTAAAAGGATTTAGAGGTGACAAAGTTGCCAGATTCAGAGGAATCATGGGCTTATTTGAACAACATAAGATATTATTTAATAAATACCGTAAGTTCCAGGCACTAACAGATGAAATAGTAAA